GTAAAATCAAAGATGTTTTAAACTTATCCGAAGAAGTTAAGTTAGAACAACAAGCGTTAGAGAACGGAACTGTTTTAGAAGCAGAAGCGTTTGAAGCTGGTAACGAAGTATTTATTGTTACCGAAGATGACAAAGTAGCACTTCCGAGTGGGAGTTATACTATGGAAGATGGTAAAATACTTGTAGTAGCAGAAGAAGGTCTTATTGCTGAAATTAAAGAAGCTGGCGAAGAAGAAACACCAGAAGAAGAAGTAGAAGCAACAGAAGATGTAGTCCTTGAAGAAGAAAAAGAAGAAATGGGCTATGCTACTAAAGAAGAACTTGCAGAGGTTAAATCAATGATTGAGGAAATCAAAGCAATGTTAGAGCCTAAAGAGGACTTAAGCGCAGATGAGTTAGGAAACCTTGTAACAGAGGAACTATGCAAGCACGAAAAAGTAGAGTTAAGCGAAGTACCAGAAGAAGTACAAGCAGAACTGAACGAGCCAGCAGCCGAGCCAATCCAAGCTAACCCAGAGGCTAAACAACACAAAGTACAATTTAATATTGCACCTAATAGAAAATTAGGGACATTAGATAGAGTATTTTCAAAACTAAATAAATAAATAACTAAAAACTAAATAAAATGAGTGTAGTAATTACTAATTCAACTTATGCTGGAGAATTTGCTGGTAAATATATTGCAGCAGCTTTACTTTCAGCCGACACATTAGACAAAGGCAATATCACAATTATGCCTAATGTCAAGTTTAAATCTGTAATCCAAAAGGCTTCTACTGACGATATCGTTAAAGATGCTTCTTGTGGTTTTGAGCCAAATCAAGGAACTTTAACTCTTACGGAAAAAGTACTCGAGCCTCGTGAACTACAAGTAAACCTTGAAATTTGCAGAAAAACGCTTCACGAATCGTGGCAAGCTGCTCAAATGGGCTTTGGTCTTAACGATGAACTTCCAAAAGACTTTTCTGATTTTGTATTGGCTCACGTTGCTGCTAAAGTAGCTGACCGCACAGAAAAAAGTATCTGGAGTGGAGATTCTGGAACTTCTGGACAATTCGATGGTTTTGCTACATTGTTAGCTGCTGATACTGCTTTGCCATCTGGACAAGACATCGTAGGTACTGCTGTAACTGCTGCAAACGTAGTTGCTGAATTAGGTACTGTTGTAGATGCTATCCCAACTGCTGTTTACGGAAGTGAAGATTTAGCTATCTATGCTGCTTCTAACGTAATTCGTGCATATACAAGAGCATTAGGTGGTTTCCAATCTGGTGGACAAGGTGCTGCTGGTTATGAGAACAAAGGAAACAACCAATCTTTAGGTTCTTTATTCTTTGATGGTATCCCAGTAATTCCTTGTAGAGGTGCTGCTGACGATATGATTATCGCTGCTGAAAAGTCTAACTTGTTTTTTGGCACATCTTTGGTTTCTGATTTGTCAGAAGTGGCTGTCATTGATATGAGCCAGACAGACGGAAGCCAGAATATTCGTGTAGTGATGCGCTTTACAAGTGGCGTACAATACGCTCAAGTATCTGACATCGTTTACAGAACTGTATAATAATTAATTAATCAACGTAGAAAGGGGTGGGGCAATTTACCCTACCCTTTTTTATTTAAAAAAACTATAAAAATATGGCTTGTTCATTAACAACTGGTAGAAAAGTACCTTGCAAAAGCGCAGTAGGTGGTATTAAAACTATTTACTTTGCTGACTTTGGTACTTTAGGAGATGCCACAATAGCTTCTGGAGAGATTACTGCATTTAGCGGAACTCCAGATTGGTTTCAGTTTGATGTTAAGGGTAATTCTTCTTTAGAAACCAGTATAAATTCGAGTAGAGAGAATGGTACGACATTCTATGAAAGTACACTTAACCTTACACTTACATTCCAAGACAAAGCGACACAAGAGGAACTTAAACTAATTGCACACGCAAGACCACACATCGCAATAGAGGACTACAACGGAAACTATTTCGTTATGGGACTAGAACACGGCGCTGATGTAAATGGTGGTACTATTGTAAGTGGAGCTGGAATGGCTGATTTAACTGGGTACACAATCACAGCGGTAGCACAAGAAACTGCTCCGCCTTACTTTGTGACTGGGTCAGTAATTACTGCTGATGC